GGTCTCTGTCCTTCGCATAGGTTCTGAAAGTTATTCTCTGCTACAGAAAGTGCTTCTTTCTCAGACTTAGCATAAACTATGTTTCTTATTATCATGTGCATTACTCTTCCTCCTTTGCCTCTACTACTTCTAGCAAATCAGCACCTAAAAACGCATCTCCATCAAACCCTTCATCTGTTGGTACTAGGTCAAAGTCGTCGCACAATCTTTTCAATGCACTCTCTTCGTCTTTTGCATCAACCTCATAGATAAGCCACTTTTTTACTTCGTATATATATTTCTTCATTACTCTTCCTCCTCATCGTGTGCCTCGTCCCAAAGATGTTCGGCCACCTCATAGAAATTGACCGTCTTTATAGAACTGTTCACCATATCCGTTATAAAGCCATGTGCGTATTCGTATGAACTAAGAACATCATTCGCCATTTCAGATGCCCAATCTTGTAGGCTCTCACTCAAAGCGTACTTGTCTTTAGAATCTCTAGCAAGTTCTGTGGCATAGTCATGATCCCCCTCTTCGTTTGTTATCCACAAATTAAAGTTCCACGTCTCGTAATTTGTCCATCCGTTGTATTTATTACTGCTCATTGTTTACTCCTTTAACTATGTTTAAGGTATCTGAAAATAAAATGGTTTACTTCCTCGGTCTCTTCGTTCCAATCCTCTATGCGAAAAGAATAATCACAATGGTCTTTCTTTAGACTATTGACATATTCCATACATTTGTCAAATTCGCTTAAATTAAACATTTTATCAGACTCGTACTTATTCTGCACCTCTTCCGATACCCTTCTACCATTTACCAAGTTCCCATCAAACCAAACATAATAGTACACATGGTCTTTTAATACTCTTTGCATCGTTGTGTTTTCTTCTTTCATTGTTTACTCCCTTGTTTACCTATCTAACTACACTATTATTTAAAAGTTCCAATTTAATTTGGCAAATCATAAAAATCTTTTGCCCACCTTCGTTTATTCTGATTCAGAAAGTTGCCATTATTCTGTGCCTTGCTTGAATCATAGAACGCAAACTCTCTTGCGTATTCCTTGCCTTTCATATCCTTTGGTTGTGGGTAGAAAATAACTCTATTCGTGTGTTCGTCTAAAGGTATGGCGATATAATCACAATGATTGGGAGTAATCTTCACTCGTAAAGATTGTCCGTAGGTCGTATCTGACATCCTAGAATGATACTTAACTTGTATAGATTGCCATTTGTTCAGTAATGTCCTTTGTCCCCACTTTTTAGGCTTACAGACAACCATATCAACTCCTAGATCTACATCAGGCCTTGTAACTATGTATCCGTTCTTTAAAAATAGGTTCGATACGTTGTTCTCTCCTATCATACCCTGCACCATAGTCCCCACGTCTAAAGTATTGGTCTTTTTGTATCTTTGTTTTTTCATACTGTTCACTCCATTTGTGTAACTTGTCTTATTCTTGTGAGCCGAGGAGGAGTCGAACCTCCGATTATTAGGCTACCACTTTACCCATTGTCAAGAGGGGCAACAAGGCTCTATTCCTTACGCTCTGTCCAATCTTAAATTGGCACACTCTACTGCTAGAGTCTTTCACACATTTCCATAGATTTACTTTTCACCTTGTATCAGCTCTATTACTTATCTAACTACGTTCATTCTTTAAAGTTCCAAATTATTTCTTTCTTTTTTACTCGTCTTATTCCAATGTCTTTTTAAGGCTCTGCCTCCGCTCTTTTTTCTGTTCCCTTCTCTCATTTCGTGCATCATTTCAAATATTATAAAATCCGATTCTTTCTCAGAAAACTCAGCAGGTATTAACTTACCTGAGTCATTCCTTTTTGTAGGAAGTGCAAGTTTTCTGTGTATTTCTTGTATTTCTGTATGTGTCATATTTTCTCCTAAAGGAGATGTATTACACATCCCCTTTAATTTCTGTAATTTAGTTTACTTTCTGTACCTTGTAGCCATACTCAGAACCCACATAATTTATGTGCTTTGATGTAGTTACAGACCACCATCCAAGAGGTTTTATAGTTCTGTTCGTGTGGTCAATCTCTGCTACCCATGTCTCGTAACTGTATATCTCATCGTCTGTTACTCTTAGGTTTTGTTTGTACTTGTCAAGTGTTCTCATTTGTTTTCTCCGTTTGTTTCTTGTTATACTGTTTAAAGTTTCAAAGGTTCCAAAGTTTTTTAAATTAATTTTGTTTATATATACTATACGACGACCATTAAGAAAGGTTCCAAAATAAATGAAATAAATTAATCTTTTTCTTGGGGGGTTGTGTATGGGGGTTGTGTTCTACTCTGAAATATATATAATATAGTATAAATAGAGGGATGCTTATTTACTTACATAAACACCCATATATTACACAATATGCCCATATTTACAGGATTTGAGCCGTATTACCTGCCTACGTGCACAATATATAATAATATTAAGCTACATACGTGCACAAGTTTATAAAAACTACCGACGTGCACAGAATTTAATAAATATAGGTAATACCTACTTACGTGCACAGTCTACTTGCGTGCACAAAATATAAAAAAATATATAAAATAAAAAAAATAGAGAATCAGGCCCCTTTCGGGGCCCTATCTCTTGTTTGTTTATGATTGGAACATGTCAGTTTGATTGGGGTCTACAACTGGCCCGTCATATGTATCTTTCCCGTATTGTAGAAGTCCATCAACTACCATAGTATTATTGGTAAAGTTGGCATTGGTTAGCTTGTTAGCGTGCCATAGAACATTAGTCCCGGCGTTCATCAATCCCCACGCTGAGAAATCACCATCTTCATAGTACTTATCCATAAGTTGACCAAACTGTTGGGTCGGCAACTTAGGTAGATAAGATTCTCTGATTTGTTTGATTTCTGTATTCCCTATTGATTTTTGTAACTTACCGCAAGCCTCAGCAAATTGCTGAATCTTGTATTCTGATTCAGTTCTCAAAAGAGAGGTGGCTTCCAAGATTTGATTTTGCCAGTCAATATTACCTAAAGAATGTTTAAACGTATGACCAAACCCAAAAACATTTGATGTCATACCATTCTTACAGATGTATCTTTCAAAGTAGAATCTAATCCCTGCTCTAGTACTACCATTGTAGGAATTTTGAATCTCGGCTACCAGTCTCAAAACATCACCAACTTCAGGAACACTAGCTTCAACAGCATTATCAGCATAGTATATATCCCTGAATTGACCCTTATTATTAAAGAATCTTTTGTGATGTTCAAAAGATATACCTGATGGATTCAATACCTCATTAACGCAAATATCTACAAGGTCTTTATTATTGACCAGTAAATAATCTGCTGAGACATTGCCAGCAAGTACTTTATCTTGAGAACCTAATCTGATTCCATAAACTGTTGGATTTTGAGAACCATCGTTAAAGTATACAGGTTCTTTGTGAACTTCCATAAATGGATTCCAATCACCGCCAAGATTTTCAATCACTGGTTTGACCGGTTCACTTTCCAAGTTAGTTGTTTGAAGATTCCAGTTAGGTACAATTTCTAATGCATTATTGTTTTGCATTTTTTTACTCCTGTTTGTTTTTGAATTAAGAAATGTATTTGAATTGTATAATGTACCCGTCTTTATACGATAGAGTACCACGCATCCAAAACCATCAAGGCCTATTTTCACCGCATCATAGGCCCCGCTTCAATCTTACTATCCACGAGGCCAGAGACTAGCTCGGCCAGCATCTGCATATTGCGTATCCTAATTGTCAATAAAACTAATTACAATTAGTATACGCTCCAGAGTTCAATAAAGTTCCATAATATTTAAACTTTCTTAAAATAAATTGCGACGTGAATTATAACTGGCTTAGACATTTTTACTTTTTTCAACACAATAATCCTAACCTGAAAACGGATTGGGGGGAGGCCCGTGCAGAATAAAAGAAGGACACTCATACTAATATATTTTTTTTAGATTTTTTGGAAGTTTTACCCGGCGGGTACTATAAAATAAAAAGCGGGTACTATATATACTACTATACTATTTACTACTTACTATACTTACTATATATACTATAGTACTATATATATATAATATATATATAATACATACTACTTACTATATATACTATAGTACTATTATAAAAAACCCACACAAACTAAACAAACTTAATTAAATATATATAATCTAGCACAGCGTTGTCAAGTTTTATTAAATTAAAACATGGAAAGAAACCGTACACTGTACCAAAGAGCGAGAACAGGAGACTTTCAAACTGACAGCGTTTATGACAACCTAGAGCGTTGCAGAGAGATATCGCACGAACTAAGAATAACCGACATCATAGACCCCGGCTCCAAGCAAATAGGCCTGTTATCCGAATTATTGTACCGCATACAGAACATGCCAGAGTTGGAGGTACTAGACCTAAACCTGTTGGACGACCGGAAACCGAACTGATTTGGCTTTGACTCGTACCATAAAGGGGGTCAAGCATTACGCCTACGAATCAGAAGAAGAGTTTCGTAAGGTACATCCTGATACTCCCCTGATAACCAACTGGAAAGAAGCCGTAGAAGGCGACTGGTGCCTAGCTGACGATGGTAAAATAGTTCAGATACTAAAGAAAGGCTGTTTTGTAGATAAAAAGAA